TTTATTAAAGATTGGTCGTGCCAAGTTTGCTACTGCTATACAACGTAGTCGTAATCAACCTGGTTGTGATTTCCGTATCTATGCAGAAATAGTTTGTGAAACAAATAATCAAATCAAAGAATTGGAAAAGATAATAGAAAAATTTTTGGTTGATAAACATGTTGAACTTACACAAAACCAAAGAGAACTTTACGATATAAAAGATGATGAAATACGTCCTACTATTGACGCAATATTAAATCATATATATTACTTTGAACCTAAAGAGGTATGTTATTATGGAATATAAATTAACAGATTACTTAACATCTATCAATTGGTCTAAAAAGAAGTTACTAGACACAGATGATAAAACATGGGAGAAAAAATATCCTCCTTTTATTATCAACAAAGGTCTATCTTACTTTTCAGATACAGTTATGTTTGCCAATGAAATGAATAGGTTACATAGTGCCACGAAGCACATGCAATTCACCTTTTTACTAAATACTATTAGACCTCGAAAAAGGTTTAGTAAGTGGATGAAGGCTAGCAAATTAGCAAACCTAGAGCTGGTTAAGCAGTATTACGGATATAGCAACAAAAAAGCACAACAAGCACTCAACTTACTTACTAAGAAACAGGTTGAATATATTAAAGAACGACTACATAAAGGTGGGAAAAAATGAGTGATATTGTAGAATGGAAACCAGAGAGTATGCTTGAGGTCAAACTCAAAGAACCTGATGATTTCCTAAAGATTAGAGAAACGTTAACACGAATAGGTGTTGCAAGTAGAAAAGAACGTAAAATATTCCAGTCATGCCATATATTACATAAACAAGGCAGATATTTTATTGTACACTTCAAAGAATTATTTGCTTTAGATGGCAAGAAATCAAATATAACAAGTAATGATATTGAAAGACGAAATACTATATCCCAATTATTGAGCGATTGGGGTTTGATTGAATTGGTTGGTACTATAGAAAACAAGGCACCACTATCTCAAATTAAAGTTTTACCTTACAAAGATAAAAAAGAATGGATATTGGAACCAAAGTATAATATAGGTAAGAAACCAGAACAAGGAGACAAAGATGGACAGAGCAACGATAATTCAGGCGATTAGAGATCACGCTAAAGGTCATATAGCAAAACACAAAACAAATGTAGAAGTGCTATTACAGAAACCTGTAGGTGTGGCGGAACATCCTGATACATTAGAGACTATTGAAAAAGAATTAAGAATTATAGCTGACTACCACGATCAACTAGAAGTATTAGACAAATACTTTTAAGCTTGACTTTTTAAGTCAGTTGTGATATAATATATTATTGTTTATGCGAGATTTTTATACAAATGTTT